CTACAGTAATATTCACATTTTCTACAAATCTATCATTACCATCTAGCACATTAGCTTTCACCTCGATTAAAGCTCGTTCTGCAGCTGATTCGGTCTCAAATCTTAACATCGTTTTTTCTTTGCGATTTCCAAAACGATCATAGTACTTGTAACGATAAGCGAATTTCTTTTTGTTATTTGAGTCCTTATACCAGTAAATACAATCTTTTTTTGTTTTAATCATTTTATATCTTGCCATTCGATTACCTCCATAATATACACGGGCAGGTGCTAATTACATAGGATAATCAGTTTGCATCACTCCTTTCAAAATGAGAATATACGTTCTTTTTATGGGCTAATTAAAACCATTATCTACATAACTAAGTTTAACTATAAATTATGTATTAATGGTGAAAAGGTATATTATTTAAAATACTTTACTTCTATAATAATATCGACTTGTTTACATGATAGAATTTTATTAATTTGAATAAGTATTGGTTCCTTACATAATAGTGGGTCTTTTTCTTTACCAATTAAAATAAAATTCTTACTTGGATTATAAATATAGTAATTTTTATATATATCACCATTATCCATTTTTATTTCTACCATCATTGCTTTTGTAAATTTAAAATTAGTACCCATATAAAGTGAAATATAAATAATATAAAGTTCAATGAAAATCAGAATTGAAAGACCTAAGATTCTATATTTTAGTCCACTAATTTCCATAAATATTGAAGAGTTGATCGCTCCAAATATAATCATCGATAAAATAATATATAGAAAAGCAAATGTTGTCTCTAACTTTGAATTTGATAAAAATTTATAAATTTTTATTTTTAATGCAAAACGTTTAAACCATTTTATGGAAAGTAGTTTTCTTAGATTTAAAAAAACAAAAACTAATGAATATAATAAAAATGAATATCCAAAATTTCTGTTAATCACATTAACAATTGTATTTTGATCTTTACTTAAGATGTAAAACATGACTGTAGGTAAAAGAATAAATACAGTAAAAACATTTAATAATTCATAAATGATTTTATTTTCTTTACTAAATAGTTGTCTTTCTAAAGGTTTGGAACTAATAAAAGTGAAGAAGCTTCTTAAACCGAACAATGAAAATACAAACACCATTAATTGTTTATATTCATTTAAAAAATCAAAAATTTCTTTCATAAACAAGGCTCCTTGTAAAGTTAACAATCAAAGTTAAATATGTCCTGATAATAGTTTATAGAATGTCATTAAATTTCAACTTTACCAGGTCCACTGGTACATGATGTATAGAAGCTATATCATATATAGTCATCTGTTCATATGATTCAAATAAATCTTCATCTGGTATTAATAGTTCAGCAGCAAAACGATTAGCTTCACGTTCTATTTTATCTACTGATAACAAAGTATTTTGGCGCATGAAAGGGGTGTTTAATCTAGGGTGTAAGCATGCATGTCCTAGCTCATGCGCACAAACTATCAATTTAAGGTTTTCATCGAGGTTACTATTAATAACAATATATTGGTTACGTCGATCATATTTATAGTAACCTCGAATTTCTTCATGTAAATTATGAAAAAGGACATGTATATTCAAGAATTCAGCCAATTCATATGGACAATCTGTTTTATATTTTTGTTTAAGGTTAACCACTTTTTCTCTAATCCACATGTAATCACTTCTCTTTTTCTATCTTTCGCATGCCCATCCATCTTTGTCACGATCGTGTTTAGAAGCGTAAGCAGGGTGGTCCTGTCCAACACCTGAAGGATAAACTTTTCTTAACTCAGTGCAATTCTTATAATATTCATATCCGCCAGAAGAAGTTGCTGAAGTTGTATTGGTATTATTGCTAGAGTTATTATTAGTAGCAGTTGCTGTAGGGGTTGAGTCTAAGTCTCCTTTAGTTGTACCTTCTTCACCATATGCCCATAAACCTTTATTTTGATTACGTGCTTCGCGAGCAAACGTAACAAAGTGTTCACTGTAAGTCACATCTGGATTGTAAGGAGAAGGTTCTGCAAAACCTTCAAGTACTAGTTTAGCGTTGAACATTTTTGATCGAATTTCGGTTTCGTTATTTATATCATTTGGTATTTCCGTCCAGACTAACCTTAAAAGCCGGCCGTATTGATCAGTTTCAGATACATCCTTTTGTAAGTAAACTTGTTTACCTTCTAACTGGGATTTAGTAAAGTCACTTGCTTCTGTTCCAATAGGTTTCAGTTCTAGTAGTAGACTCAGGTGTATTAACACCAATTAATCGAACTTTATTTCCATCTGATAGTTCAACGGTGTCACCATCAACTACTCTTGAAATAGTAGCAGTTACTAATCCTAGATTAGATAATTTTTCTTTTAATTGTTGTTCTTCCTGAGCTTTTCTCTTTTCTTGCTCCTGTTTTTTGATTTCCTCTGAAGATGGTTTAGTATCAGTAGCTACAACAGGTAAGTTCTCTTTCTTTTTATCATCTTTAGCTACATTTTCAATTGCTGTAGAATCTTTCTCTTTTTCTACTACTTCAGGTGTAGGTTCTGTGAGAATAATTGCAGTAATCCAACAAAAAGCAAAGCCAGCTGCTATTATTAAGCCTGGTCTCGAAAATGTAACTTTCCCTTTATCTTGTTGTATTTTTTGATATACCCCAAATACTACTAATAATATTCCAACCCAAATAATAGGTGAAACTCCAACTAACACTAGCGTTAGTAAAAAGAAGAATAATAGTAAGATCCATTTAATAATTTTCATAATGCACCTCAAGAATTTAGTATTTTTTCTTTTTCAATTAAAAATTCTTCTTCTGTTAAGATTCCTTGTTCCTTTAACTTAGCAATCTTTTCTAGAGCAGTATACTTGTCTACATTTTTAGTCTTAGTAGAAGGATTCCTACTAATTGGCGAATTTCTTAAGAGATTAATTTGTTTTGTGACAACACTAACAAATTGATTAAAACGATCATTCGAAATGATGTCATCAAATTTTTTACGACTTCTTCCCATATCGATATAAATTACTTTTTCACTAAAACGTTCGTTTGCTTGCACTATACCATTCATTTTTCTGTAATCGAATTCTTCAATGAATTGCCCATATCCAGCGCCAGAAGAAACGAATACAAGTCTTTGATCAGTTGCAATTAGTAATCCTTTTATTTCTCGTTTTTTTGTTTTGTCATATTCGGCTTTTATAGAATGTAATACATTTTCATTTGGTTGCAAAACAAAACTTTCGAAATATTGAATGGTTCCTTTAAGCAAAGAGAAATCTAACCCTGTTCCAAAACCGAGTCCAACGTATTTTTCTTGTAATGCTTTTTCTTGAGCTTTTTTAGCATCACGTTCACGCTGTTTTTCTTCGAATTCTTGATTTCGTAATTCTTCGCGTCTCTTCATTTCATCTTGCTTTTCCATCTTTCTAATACGATCAGCTTCAAGTTCTTCAGGTGTTTTATCTTGTGTACCTAAAAGTTTTTTAAAGAAACTCATATGCTTAACCCCTCCATAAAAGTATAAATATTACAAACCTAATTGTGAAAAAAAGGCCTTTATCGCCTTTTATTTTTTATACTTGTTAGGTGTGTACTTTTTATTTATGCGCTGCGTCTGTCTAAAAATATGTTCCATTGATTCAATTAGCGATTCTTTAGCCTCTTCCGACATTGGTTCGCCATCAAAAGCAAGACCATCACTATTTTCTATTTCTTGGCGAAATTTTTCTAAACGTTTAGCGATGTCATTTTCATCTTTCTGCAAGGACTTATCATCTTTTATAGAAATATCAGATGTTTTCCCTAATATGTAATCACTAGAACAAGACAACACTTCTGATAATCTCGCAATATCATCCGCACTTGGTTCTGTATAACCACGTTCCCAATTTGAAATAACTTGAGGGGAAACAGAGATTTTATCAGCAAGTTGTTGTTGGGTATAATGTGCATTTTTTCGTCGTTCTTTTATGCGAGAACCTATTATATCACTCATCTAAACACCTCTTTTCTATAATTGAAGAATACCCAAAACTAACGGAATTTGATATGTTATTAACGGAATTTGAGAAAAATAATATAAAAATAGTTGACATTAACGGAAACCGTTAGTATATTGTTGTTAACGGATTACGTTAATTTGAAAGAGGTGAAAGTATGGTATACGAGAATGTAAAGAAAATTCGTGTAGCACGTGGGATTACTAAAAGACACTTAGCAAAAGGTATTAATGTTACTGAAATGACTTATGGTCGTATTGAAAACGGAACAAGTAAGTTGAGTGCAGAACACTTAAAAATAATAGCTACATTATTAGGTGTGCATGTAGCAGTTTTTTTTGAAGATAAACTAACGGATTCCGTTATAATTGAAATTAAAAATGTCTCTTTTCAAGCAGAAAGGCAATTAGCATAAGGACTTTTCTGTCGGTCGTAAAAAAGGAGGGAAAAAAACATGAATCAATTACAAGTTATTCATGAACAGGAAGTCCTAACAAAAAAATTTAAAGTATATGGTTCTCCCGAATGTCCGTTGTTTCTTGCAAAAGATGTTGCTGACTGGATTGAACACAGTGACACATCTAAAATGATTCGTTCAGTAGACGATGATGAAAAGCTGATACGAACTTTGTTCTTATCAGGTCAAAATCGTGAATCATGGTTCTTAACAGAAGATGGTTTATATGAAGTATTAATGCAATCACGCAAACCTATCGCAAGACAATTCAAAAAACAGGTCAAAAATATTTTAAAGGAAATTCGTCTCAACGGTGGTTACATCGATACAAACGAAGATGACGATGAAATGACAATTTTAGCGAAAGGTTTTCTAATCGCTCAAAAAACTATCGAAAACAATAAGAAAAAAATAGTTGATCAGCAACTAATAATAGAAGCACAAAAACCAAAAGTGCTATTTGCAGAAGCAATACAAGCAAGTCATACATCAATTCTAGTAGGTGAGTTAGCCAAAATCCTAAAGCAAAACGGAATAGATGTTGGGCAAAAACGTCTATTCGAATGGCTTAGAGAAAATGGATATTTAATTAAACGTAAAGGTGCAGATTTCAATTCACCAACACAAAAATCAATGGAACTGGGCTTATTTGAAATTAAAGAAACACCTATTCATCATAACAGCGGTGAAATCAGTATCAGTAGAACATCAAAAATTACTGGTAAAGGACAAGCCTATTTCATTAATAAGTTTTTGGATAAGGTGGTGGCAATGTGATTGGAACGGTACCCAGCGAAAGTACAGTAATCAAAACCTTATTTGAAATGTCAGGCATCACAAAAGAACGAATTACATCTGAACTACGAGAAATTATTAATGAAACAGCTAGACAAGAAATTTTATTTTGGGATATCGATGACATTATGAGAGCAACCACTTTTAAAAAAACGTTTCTAGAAGAACATATATTATGTGATCCCCGTATCAAACAATACGAAAGACAGCGTGGATTTAAAGGAAAACGCGTTTGGTTATATGAACCAACAGCCAAAACAATAAAAAACATCATTATGAATGAATGGGATTAAAAAAAGCACGGGCAGGTGCAATTAAATAGGAGAGGCCAGGGCAAATGGCCTCAAGATAAATCAAACTACCAATCTAGTAGAAATCTAAGAGGTAGGGGCAAATCTACCTCTTAACCATTATTATACAGAGAATTTATACAAAGTGCGGTCTCTTGCAAGTTAACTTTTCGATGAAATGTGACTTATTAAAAAAAGGAAGGAATGGAAATATGACTGTTACTGGAAATTTAGTTGGCGAGGTAATGAAAGAAATTAGGGGTGATGAAACACAGTTAAGATTCGGTTTTGATTTTGGAGTAGGGAGAGAGGCTATCTCCAAATACGAAAATGGCCGTAGTAAGGTCCCTGCAGATATAAGTAAAAGCATCGTAGAGAAGTTCGATGATCCTAAGTTTGCGCTGGCTGTACAACATCAATATACAGGCACTGGCCCAATATGGTTAAACGGACCAAATGTAGACCTTCATAGGTGTAGTGTACGTGAGAAAACAATAGAAGAACTTCAGGAAGCAATTGACGCAATTAAAAAAACAAGCTTATCAAAACCTAAAGGAGCAATTAGTCAATATGAGATGCAAATAATGATGGACACGCTTGAGGAAGCAGTAGAAGCTCAAACAGCATTAGCTAACTTTATAGCTGTGATGACAGAACACACCGGCATCAGTTACACCAGTGTTTGGGATAGCCATTATCAGTACTTACACAAGGAAGGATTTATCAAATGAATATAGATGAACAAATCGAACGTGAAAATAGACGTATCGAAGATCTAGCAATAGAAATCGTAATGCTAGCAAGAAAAGGTGAAACAGACATAGCTAAACAACTCAAACAGGACTTACATAATTCATTGGAACAACTAGAAAAACTTCATAAAAGAAAAGAATTATGGTCGATTGCATCTGAATTAAATCTACAAGGGAAAAATGCGAAGGTGGTGAGGAAGGTTGTGGAAATGGCTTGATAATTATTTTTACTTACCGGAGGACGATGTACCAGAATCACACAGGAAATTTTGTATTTGTTCTGTTATTACAATGCTTATTATCGGAGTGCCAATTATCATCACATGCTGGCAATAAAAAAAGCTATTTAATCATTGCGGGATTAAACAGCCAATAAACTATGGAATATAGAAACATTTTAGCATGAAAATTGAACGTTTGCGAGTGTTTTCTCGCTCTCTTCAAGCAACTTACAGTACCGTCTCCCTACGGTAAAGCTTTGCCACTGTGAGTTGCTTGATGGGACGCCATCAGAAAGAAGGTGGGAATCATGAGAATTGATCTATTCAATCCTAAAATGCGAGAGGTGCGATTAGACACAGAAGAATTTGAGGAACGATTTGCTGAGTATGACATCATCAGTGAATTTACCGGGATCATACTTACATTAGTGGCAATTGAGGAAAATGTACGCTACACAAGCTTTGTCACAAAATCATATGCAGATGTCTTACAAAAACAAAAGGAGGCAATAGCGTGAGACAACTTATTGAAGTCGAGAATCCGATGGTGTTAGGAACAATTGAAGCTGTAAATAATGTACCTACATTTAAATATATAGACACAGATTTCCGAGATATCTATGGCAGTTTAATAGTTTTCAATGATGATTATATGGAGTTTTCAAATGGGGATATCGTTCATCTAGATAACATCCATACGTATTTAGAGGATCACTATAATGCCAAATTTTACACAAAAAAATAAACCACTTGGCAGAGTGGCTTACAAAACAAATATTAGAGCAATTATAGCGGACTATAGGAGGAATTTCAATGAGTAACTTAGCAGAACAATTCAATAATCCAATTCCTTTCCAACAACCACAAGGGGTACTAGCACAGGCTAGTTCCTCCCGTGAGATGGAAGAAGTCAAAGGACAAATTTTCATGGCGAAACAGTTTCCTAGAAACGTATTCCAAGCTGAGCAACGTGTATTAGACACTTGTAAACGTCCGGCATTAGCGCAGGTTGCAATGTATCAATATCCTCGTGGTGGACAACGTGTAACAGGACCATCTATTCGATTAGCTGAGGCAATTGCGCAAAACTGGGGCAATTTATCCTACGGCATTCAGGAACTAGAACAACGCGAAGGCGAATCAGTAGCAAAAGCATTCTGTTGGGACCTAGAAACGAATGTCCGTCAAGAAAAGGTATTTACCGTTAAGCACTCTATGAAAGCTAAAGGTTCTATTAAAAAATTAGAAGATCCACGTGATATTTATGAGAAAGTAGCGAACGATGGTGCTCGTCGTTTGCGGTCATGCATCTTAGGTGTGATTCCTGGTGACATCATTGATAAAGCGATTGGTCAATGTCATGAAACACTAGCTGGTAATAGTCAAGGTCCATTAAAAGATCGTATCGCAAATGCATTGCGTGGTTACAAAGAACAACATCGTGTCACTCAAGAAATGATAGAAGCAAAGTTTGGTTACAACGCTGATTCATTTACTGAATATGACTATGTAGAGTTAATTAACATATTTAACAGCTTAAGAGACGGCTTGAGTAAGGTAGATGATTGGTTTAATAAAGATGATGCTAAAAAGCAATCTAGTGGATTAGGTAATGATTTTAAAGCTCATGTTGAACCAATAACAGAGGTGAAACCAGATGCAACAAACGACATTCCAATTGAACAGCCAGAATTACCACTCGAATGAGGCCAACCAACATTACATGTCGGTATCTCAGTTTAAAAGAGCTATAGAATGTGAAGCAAGAACATTTGCAGAGGTTAGGGGCGAGTTTTCTCGTCCTCCTTCTACAGTATTATTAGTAGGTTCCTATTTACATGCAGCATTTGAGAGTGACAAGGCATTTACTGAATTTCTTGAAAAGAACCACAACAGCATTTATGGTAGCCGAGGTGGTAAATATAAGGATTATGAAAAAGCAGATGACATGATTGAGACCATTAAAAATGACGAGTTTTGCATGTTTGCATTACAGGGTGAAAAAGAGGCTATCTTCACTGGTGAATTATTCGGAGTTGAGTGGAAAATAAAAGTCGATAACATCAATCATGAACGTGGATTTTTCAGCGATTTAAAGAGTACCCAAGAGCTTCGAAAACGATACTGGAGCGAGAAATATAATACTTGGGTTTCATTTGTACAAGCCTTTGATTACGTGCTGCAAATGTGGGTGTATCGAGAGATCATTTTTCAAAATACAGGGCGTTACTATGATCCATACATTGTGGCAGTTACAAAAGAATCTCCACCTGATAAAGCCGTTTTACATTTCGATTCAGAGCGTTTCGATTTCGAGAAAGAATATGTTCAAACATTGTTGCCAAGCATCATAGATGCAAAGCTAGGGCGTAGAAGTCCGCACAGGTGTGACAAGTGCGAATTTTGTCGAGCAACTAAGAAACTTAGTGGCACATTTGAAATTGAATATCTACTAGATTAGGTGGTGCAGATGGATGAATAACGTACCACACAATGTCCTTCTGCCTGCTGGGATATTTGAGCAGGCGAGAGGGAACAACGACGAAATCAGACGCTTAGTGCTGGAATGTAAGACTTAACTTGTCATTTCTTGCGCTTACCCGGGAAATTTTTTTATTTCCTAAATTGTACTGGTTGATGCTTCACAAAATTAAAATTTTAATATTACGTTAAAGGGAGAGTCGAGGGCAAATGGCTAAATTCAGATACGTCTATACAACTTTTTGGAACGATCCTCGTGTGGTTGAGGAAATGACAGCAGAGGACAAGTACTTTTTTCTGTATTTGCTGACAAATGAAAGTACGACTCAAATTGGTATCTATCCAATTACTAAAAAACAAATAGCTTTTGATATGGGCTACTCAATGGAAAGTGCTGGCGCGTTATTACAACGCTTTAGAGACCATCACGAACTAATTAAATACAACGAGGATACCCGGGAAATTGCAATTAAAAACTGGGGTAAATACAACCTGAATCGTGGTGGTAAACCAATTCTTGATTGTGTGAGATCAGAACTAAAAGTGGTCAAAGATACTTCACTCATTCAATGGGTCGGTGAAGGAATCCCGAATGATTCCGTACGTAACGTGTACGAGTCGTATTACGATACGTCACACGATGCGTATAACGATACGTCAGAAAATGAAGAATCCAGTATCTATGCGGGTTCTTACGATACGTCAACGATAAGTGGACAAAAAGAAAAAGAAAATAAAAAAGAAAAAGAAAATAAAAAAGTAAAACAAACAACAGAGGGTGAAGTCGGTCAGTCGTATGTTACTGAGGAACAATTAACTTTCTTAACTAAATTCTATGACGAAAACATTCAAAGAGCATCTGGCTATATTTGCGAATGTATTGAATATATGGCACGTGAAAATACTCCAGCACTTGTTTATGAGGCCATGAAAATTACTGCCCTTCAACAGCCAAACAAACCAATGCAGTACACAGAACAAATATTAGCTAACTGGAGAAAGGATTTTATAACGAATGTCGAGCAACTAAAGGCCAAGGAAGAAAGAGAGAAAAACAAGCGACAGCAATCTAGTCAGTCCTCTTATCAAAAGCCAAAAGGACGTACAGAGGTAGTACCTGAGTGGTTTGCTAATCGAAATGTTAGTGAAGAACCAAGGTCAACTATTGAGACTACTAGCAACACGATAGATTTCGAGGCAGAGAGACAAAAAGTTTTAGAAATGTTAGGTAAGGAGGAGAGTGTAGAGGCTTGATTAACCGAGTCGTTTTAGTTGGCCGACTTACTAAATATCCTGAATTACGCTACACACCATATGGAATTGCGTCATGTCGCTTTCAAGTGGCAGTAAACAGGACATTCCAAAATCAACATGGCCATCGTGAGGCGGACTTTATAAGTTGCCAAGCTTGGCGTAAACAGGCGGGGAATCTAGCAAACTTCATGAAGAAAGGTAGCTTAATAGGTTTGGAGGGGCGAATCCAAACAGGCAGCTATGAGGGGCAGGATGATAAGCGTGTCTATACAACTGACGTCGTTGCAGACAGTATTCAATTCTTAGAGCCAAGAAACAGCACAGGAAGCCCGCAGGGCACGACAGACTATCAATCTAGTGGAAATACAGGTGGAACCAATCAAGGGGCTCCACAAGGGCAATATGGCGGTAATAACAACCAGCCAAGTTATACAAGAGCAGATGAAGATCCGTTTGCTAATAGTAAGGGACCAATAGAAGTTAGTGAGGATGATCTTCCATTCTGATGTAAGGGGTGATTACTGATGATAACTAAAAAACCAGATAAGAAAATCATTGGAGCTAAAACAAGAGCAGCACTGGAGAAACAAATCAAAGCTGAA